CTTTGAGGGCATGGGGGAACGGGTCACGGGCTTATAGCCCAGCTCCTTTATTGCCGCATCGTCATTGGTGGAGAGGTGCGCCCCTGCGGGGTGCGTCACACCGTTGATTATAAGCGGCGCTTGCAACTCAATCGGCAGACGTAAATATTCGGGATACCCGCCCGCCAGCTTGGCATAGTTTGTGTTTAGCATTGTTTTCTCCTTTAAGCTAACAATTCTAATTTAATAAGATAACCCAAAATTCGACCATAATAGCCATAAAATTCACCCTTGAAATAATACTCGCCACGTAAGCCGGATATATCGCACTCTAATATTTGTATTTGCGCGTTTAGCTGAATGTGAACATAAGCATCACAGCCTCCGTCAAGATATCTTTTGCTTCTGTCCACTCCAAAGCCCACAATATTGCTATTTATGGCGCTTTGCGCACTTGTTGTTGGCTGAAGAGTAATTTTTGCTGTTTTATATGGTGTCAGGTCTAAAGTATTCGTGCTTGCCCCGTAACAATACATTTGGCTTCCAATAGATGAGGGATTTGTAGAAAATCTCATCTTGCCATCAACATTCGCTATCGCACCATAGCCCGAGATATAAGTCAAATCCTCGTACCCTTGCCATATACCATTTTCAAAAGCAACTAAATCTTTTTTCGCCATCATCATTCTGCGCCGCAAGGCAAACTGCAAGGGTATCATAGCGCGTAGGCGCTTTTTATTTTACGGAGGCTGCCCCCCCCCGATAAAATTATTTTACGCATAGTATGCTCCTTTTTATTCTTGCCATGCTACATAGCGGTAAGTGCCGGTAAAGTAAACTTGATCATCCGAGCCGACCTTAACGTTTGCAATCGTGAACCCGCTGTCGTTCACAGTAAACTGAACGGATGATGCGTTCATATACCATGTATCAATGTCAAAACATAATACGTTGCCATCGTATGTACTCAAAACATGAAATTGTAATGCTGATTCCGACCTCTCTGACGCTATAAACACCGCAACATGGTCGGGTCTAAAGCCTGTTTGAGCAGATATTGATGTTGTTGTCAAATGGGAATTTCCCGCATCTATCGTTCCCGTTGCTATATTTTTCGCCTTTGCCATGTTGCTCATCAGCCTCCTTCGTAGCATAGGTATCATGCGCTCACAACCTCCTGTACTGCCCACACGCCATTGTATACATCAAATTCATAGGTCTTGTTTGCCTCTATTGCCGGGGCCGCGCCAATGAATGTGCCACTAAATGACACCGATACACTACTACCCGTAGTAAATGTGCCATGCGCCCAGCCGGATGCGGGAGGGGTGAATACATATGTACCAACAGGAGAAGATGCATTATATATAGTATTTGCCGTCAGTGCCGCGCCGCTGGCGGGGAGGGAAGAAGCCATAACAGGCGGGGTCAGGTAGTCCGTGTCGCCTACAGCCTGCGCCACTTTGCCGCCTGCGCCCTTGAGCAGGCCGTTAATGTTGGTCGCGGTGTCGGCGGTTATCTCGTTAGGGCCAGCGGGTCCCTGTTCGCCCTGTGCGCCAGTGTCGCCTTTTGCTCCCGTGTCGCCCTGCGGGCCTTTGATGCTGACGCTTGCGGGGTTATCCAGCCCGCCGTTATTGCTCCATGAGATAACACCCTCAGCAGAGACAGCGGGGGTAAAATACGGCCCGGTGTCGCCCTTGGGGCCGTCCGCGCCCTTGGGGCCTTGGATACCCTGTGGGCCTTGCTCACCCGTATCGCCCTTCGCGCCGGGGTCGCCTGTCGCGCCTTTTTCACCCTGCGGGATGCCGAACTCAAAATCAAATACCTTTGCGGTGTCCGCGCCGCTTGCCGTTACCTTTACGGTGGCGGCGGCTCCGGCAGTGAGGGTATTTGCCGTGGCGGTAGGTGTGCCAAACCCTGCGGCTGTGCCGGGGTCACCCTTGGCTCCGGGGTCGCCCTGCGGGCCTTGTTCGCCCTGTATGCCCTGCTTGCCCTGTATGCCCTGCTCACCTTGCGGGCCTTCGGGGCCTTGGATACCTTGTTCGCCCTGTTCGCCCTGCGGCCCTTTTATGTTGGCGTCGGGGGGATTGTTCAGACCGCCGTTATTGCTCCATGAGAGTATGCCCTCTGCGGATACCGAGGGGGTAAAGTATGGGCCGGGGTCGCCTTTAGCTCCGGCTGCGCCGGGGTCGCCCTTGGGGCCCTGCTCTCCGGCGGGGCCCTGCTCACCAGTCGCGCCCTGCTCTCCCTTGGGAACGCCGAACTTAAAGGCAAATACCTTTGCGGTATCTGCACCGGAAGCTGTCACCTCTACAGTAGCGGGGGTTCCCGCGTCAAGGGTGGTCGCCGTAGCGGTAGGCGTGCCAAATCCTGCGGCTGTGCCCGTGGGGCCTTGTTCTCCCCTTGCGCCCGTGTCGCCTTTCACGCCGGGGTCTCCCTTGGGGCCCGTATCGCCTTTAGGGCCAGTGGGGCCCTGCTCACCTTTTGCACCCTGCAAGGGGCCGTTGTTTACCCATTTGGAATTTACGCCGTCCCAGATATATATATCATACGGTTCGCCCGCGCCCACGCCGTAAGCGTCACCAGCAGAGGGGTTAGATACTCCGGCTTGTAATGCGGAGAGGGAAGCGTAATAGCCCAACACGGCAAATCCTTCGCCCGTGTCGCCTTTGGCTCCCTGTGCGCCCTGTGGCCCCCGTATATTGACTGTAGCGGGGTTTTCCAGCCCGCCGTCATTACTCCACGATAAATCGCCGTCAGCGGTCACAGAGGGCGTATAGTGCGCTCCTGCGGGGCCTCGTTCGCCCGTGGCTCCCGTATCCCCCTTGGGGCCCGTGTCTCCCTTGTCGCCGGGGTCGCCTTTAGGCCCTTGGATACCCTGTTCACCTTTGGGGCCAGTGGGGCCCGTTGCTCCTGCGGCTCCTGTGTCGCCTTTATCGCCTTTCTTGCCTTCGGGGCCTTGGGGGCCGACGGGGCCAGCGTCGCCCTGCAAGCCTTTCTTGCCCTCCGGGCCTTGCGGGCCGGTAGGGCCTTGCTCACCACGGGGGCCTTGCAAGCCTTGTATACCCTGTTCGCCCTTGGGGCCTTGTATTCCTGCGGGGCCTTGTACACCCTGCGGGCCTTGGAGGCCTGTGGGGCCTATTTCACCCTTTTCACCCTGCGGGCCTGTGGGGCCTGTGGGGCCTGTGGGGCCTGTCGCGCCTAACGCCTGGGATACTAAGTCCTGCACCTCGGCAAGAAGCTGTTCAGCCACGCCGGGGGTGGGAAGGTTGGAACCGGGAAGGTCGGCGATTATCTCAATGGGCCGCGTTCCCGTCCACTTGGCTATGATGTTCTTCTCATCGTTCGCCAGAGTGGCTAAAAGTGTGAGGTTCATCATGCCCCGCTTACCCGTGAACAGCGGCGTGATATGCCATGTAAGGGTTATATCTTCCCCCACATCTTTATACAGCACATACCTTGCTTCCGTTCCGTCCATGGGCCAGTACGCCTTTATGGTGAACCCTGCGGCGGCAAGGTCTACATCACGGGCATCTAAGGGTATGCTGATAGTGACGGTATCCGCCAGACTTTCACCCTCGATAACAAGGGACTGTATAGGGGTGGTGAGAAGATACTTTCCGTCAACCGTTATTCTGTGCATTGTTCGTCCTCCGCAAGTTTTTCTAAGGCCAGAATACAGCCTAATTTCGCGTCTAAGTCCGCTTTCGCTACAACGGGTATAGAAGTATTAAGTGTGCGTATTATCGCTTGTATAACGGCTTTCTGTTCGTCTGTCATTGTTCTAACCTCTTTATCCTTTCGTCAAGTTGTCTAAGCAGGCTATGTGTAGCCTGTGCGTCAGCCCAGAGAATAGCAGGAACGCGGTCATATTCCACCGATTCAGCCGTTACCTCCCGCGTTTCTTTGTCAGTTTGGTAATCTACCAGCCACGGAAATTCCGTTTCAAGCTCTTCGGCGATAAAGCCGTAAAAATAGCGGCCTTTGTCTAAGCCGCTTTTAGGAGTATATGTGACCGCCCTCACACGGTCTATTCTGTCGCTTACGCTGTCATACTCCCTGATATCGTGTACCTCCTTTTTATATCGTATGGAGGATGAAACCATACCTAAAGAGTATCCACCGCCACCCGAATAAGAAACTAATCGAGCATTGGCACTGCCGCTTGCACTCGGCGGGGATGTCATAAAGAATCTGTTATCAGTCGTTAAGTTACCCTCAGCATATAGATTACTTTTTACTGACAGACCGGAATATCCCTCTATATCCACGGCTCCTAAGGTCAGTTTTCCGTATGTATTGCCATACAAAGTGACACCGTTACCCGTAAGATTGTTTCCGTTTATGGTAAATCCGGCAATCGTACCGCCTGATGCCGTAAGGTTGCCGGTGGTCACTGAGCCGCTTACGGTGGCGTTTACGCACGTCATCTTGCCGTTTGTATCTATCTTGAAGTTGTTGTTCGCCGTGACAACGCCGTTAAGGTTTATCTTTGACGCGCTTATTGATACCGCTTCCGAGCTTTGATTTATGGTGGAAATAATATTGTCCTTGGTGACGGTGCTCGATAACCCCTCGGCGGTTATTTCAAGCTGTGTCTGCATACTCTGCGTCCACGTGGTAGGCATACATACGGTGTTATCTACTACCCACGCCGAACCCGTGTAACGCTTTATTTCCTTTGTCGAGGGATTGTACCAGTATTCGCCCTCCTTTGCGCCCGTAGGCGTGGCGGTCTGATTGTATTTAGGGGAGATGACCGTCTGCCACGCGGAACCCGTCCATACCTTTATCTTGCCATCGTTGTACCATTGATACCCCGTGTTCGCGGTTTTCTGGTCGTCGTTCCACCCTAAAGATGGGTCGGTGTCGGATTCAACGGGGGTCAGGAAAGCTACCCGTGTAACCGTCTGCTTCATGCCCTCAACGGTCATTTCTATTTCATGGGCTGCGCGTCCGGCTATGAGCGTCCGGCGGTTCTCCGCGCTTATGGCGGGGCGTGAGGCGGAGCCGGAGCTTATGTACTGTATCCTTGCCCTGCCCTTAAAGGTCAAGTCCATGCGGTAAATGGGGAAGGTATAAGCCCCATCGTCCGCGACTACCTTTATCATGTCGCCCGCTTCTAATGACCAGTCGCCCTTTGCGTCCAGTTCAACAGGCGTAAACGCCGCAAAGGAGTTTAAGCGGTTATAGATTACCTGTGCATAAGGTCTTATCTGTGCATCGGTATAACCATACAGCATAGGGCAGTCTATTATCTGATAAGCGTTCGTCCCCGTTCCGACTATTACGCCTATATCCTTTTCGGAAGCGGCTACTTGTAATTTGTCTATCTTGGCTACCTGATACTCCGATACCACGGCGTTATAATAGTCCGCAGAATTGGCGGTCTTATTAAAGGTGACATCGGCATCGGTGAACCACGCCAGTTCACATACTCCGCTTCGGGATATGCGGGCAAAGGAACACGCCGCCTCGGCTATCCATTGAAGAACTTCCCGGCAGAGAACATCTTGTGTCCTGAACAGCGGCGAATCAAAGTTTTTCCCCGAATTGGGGAAGTCTGCCGTTGAAGCGGGTACGCCGACATGAGCGCAAAGCAATGTGAAAATATTTTTTAGTGTAGTCGGATACGAAAGAGAATTAAGAAAAGCATCTGCGCTCACATCGAACTTTACCATTCTGTCATGGGCGGTGATGCTTATTTTTTTAGGTTTTAGTTTATCGGGCTTTTCGGAGATAAACACGCCCAGAGGAACGTATTCGTATTCTTCCCCCACGAGTACGCCTATCGAGGCGGTGAACTCCGTGCCGTCAAAGTTAAAAGAGGACAGCCCCCCGTCAAAGTTAAGGAGTTCTATTCCCAGTTCTGCGGAACAGGCCGCGCCTATCGTCAGTTCTTCGTCCTCAAATGCCATGCTTGAATAGGTCAAGCCGGAGATAGAGAGGTTTTGTTCCGCTATCTGATTTTCGCCGAATGTCAGCTTTAGCTTTTGGGGCTTGCCCGACATTACGGCGTTACGAAAGCCTGTGCTTACTGTATACATTTTGCCTCCAATAAAAAAGACACCCGAAGGTGTCACGGGGGGATTCTATTTAAGTTCAAGTGTAATTTCGGTTTTCTCGTCTGAGAGACTGAAAAATCTCTCTATCACTAATTCCACTGGCGAAGTTGCATTTCGCAGCATGAAAGTCTTATCAACCCTTATTGGGGTGTCTGCCTTGACTTCTGTTCCCCATTCTACGCAATCCTTATTGTCATAGTAGTCTGTTTCTAACTGAATTCCATCTTGAAACGCCTTACAGTACGCTACTACATCAAAACTCGTTGGTTCATCGCCATAATTAACGAACTCGAAAACAACGTTTAAACAATCTTCACCCGAATAATTCTTGACTATCGAGTGTGATATATACGTGACCTTAAAATCTCCCTGGTCGAAAACTCCTGGAGTTTTTTCTTTCTCTCGCATTGTTCCAGAAGGCGTGTGAACTGGCTGCGGGGCGGCGCTGTTTTCCTTATTACTTTCCACAACACCGCTGATCTCGTTCTCGCTCTCTACGGAATAGTTCCGCTCATTTGTCTGCTCCGTTCCTCTCATACCACGTGTCAGCATTGACAGTAAAGAGAACACTATCAAGAGGCTTATAACGTAGAACCACCACTTCTTATAGAAATTCTTCTTATTGAAGCTGAGGAACGTAGTGATGAAGTAAGCGATTCCGAACATCAAGGCGAAGAAAGACCAAATAGACAGGTCGCCATATTGGGTCGAACCCGCAAATCCGATGAATGAGCCAATAATCCATATTACCGCTGCTATCAGGCTTCCAATAGGTTTCTCCCTTGTGCTTATTCCTACAATACCAGCTATCAGAAGTGAGAACGAAAGGAGGATACCGATCAAACCGCTTGCTACTGTTTCCTCTGATACCAAAGCTCCTAAGGAAGTAACGGCGCAAGATTGCAACATGGAGAATATAAACAGGACTATGCTTACGATTCCGAGAACAAGTTTTGTAGTGGAAACAGCTTTGCTCTGCTTAGGCTTCTTTCTTCTCCTCTGCAAAAGGTCTGTACCGCAATCGGGACAAAATCTTTTATCCGTGTAACTGCCACATTTCCGACATTTCATAACAAACCCCCTTAAAGATATGTAGTTTCATTATCACGCCTTTAGGGGGAAGTGTCAATACTCTATTACCGTCATGCTCAAAGAAATATACGCCTTGTTCTTATCACCTTCGGGGAACCAGATAATTTCTTCTTTCCTGTCGCCTACATAAAACGTGCCGGAGTAGTTACCCGCAAGGGTCTTAGGGTTCGGACAGGTAAAAGGAAAGCTGTCGGAATCGACAGCCTGTAATATCGCCGAGCACAGCTCCCATGTCAGCACGTCCCACGACAATTCAACGGTCAGCTTCTGCGCTACCATTGTTCGGTTGAGTGTGCCGGAAGCGTCTCTTTCAGCCTCCGTGTCAAGGTCGGCGAGCGTCATATTCAGTTTAGAGGGGTCGGGGAGCGTATAGCTCCCCACCTTTAAGCCTATATCATATCTATACATCACACGTTACCTATGGCAATATTGTTCATATTGACCGATTGATTGACTATCCTGCCCAGCTTCGCAGAGGGATACAGTGCTATCTCCGTGTCCTTATCCGCTATTCTCTTTAGCAGGGCTATAATGGTTTGAGTATCCTTATCGTTTAGCCCGCCCATTATGGATTGCAGCTTATCAAGGGGGGCTATGACTTCGGGATTGTTCTTGGCGTTGGCGTATTCGCCTACCTGCGCCAACGTGTCACCATACACCAGACCGCCTTTTGCAAAAGCGGGAACTCCTATGCTCGTATCAACACTCAATGCGCCCTGCAAAGATTTAGAAATATCCGCCATAGACCGCACGGCAGCGGCCTTTCCGCGCTGGATGCCTTGCGTCATGCCCGCCATGATGTTTCCGCCTATTCCGGCGAATACCTTTGAAGGAGAGTGAATGCCGAATACGCTCTTTGCGGCATCTATAACGCTTCTAAACTTTTCTGTTACCCAATTTTTGAATGAAGTCCAGGCGTTATTTATGCCCTGCTTGATACCGTCTATAATAGCGGAACCAATTTCCTTGAGCTTGTTAGCCGCGCCGCCCACTATGCCGAACGCGCTCTTAATCGCATTCATTATGGGGGTGAAGATATTGGTTACTACCCATGCGCCGATTGTGGCAAGAACATTTTTAATACCTTCAAGCATACCTTGAATAACATATCCGCCTTGTTCCGCCATGACGGTGGAGGGAGAGTGAATGCCAAATGCCCTTTTAAACCCTTCGATGAACGGCCTGCATATATGCTCATATATCCATGTGCCGATATTGACGAGAGCATCTATGATACCCAAGAACAGGCCGGCAACAACATTGCCTCCAGCTTGTTCCATAATGCCCCTCCACCACTCCGTAACGCTTTGCCATGCAGGTTCTATCAGCCCAACAAGGAACGCCGTAAGGCCGCCGAAGGCTGCACCAATACCCTCAAGGAGCCTATCAACCAGTCCGTTCCAGTCTATGGTTCCTATAAATTGCGCTACTTTGTCGCCCAATTCCTGCCAATTTACCGTTTCAAGCGTCTGAATGATAACGTCAAATATGCCGCGGAACTTAGCATTAAGCATTTCCGCTATGAGTGCCACATCAAGATTTTCCACCCATGCGTTTATAGCATTTCCTAATCCCTGCCCTAATCCCGCCCAATCGGTTTGCGACCAGAATGTATACAGAATATCGGTTATGGCGTTCATGCCGTCCGCTATGGTTTTGCCCATCAAAGACCAGTCAAAATCGGCTATAAAGCCGTTCATGCCGTCCGTAATGGCCTTCATTATCTCTACACCCTTAGGCCGTAGGGTATTGTTTATCCAGTTATCCAGAATAGACATGCCTTTATTCATGCCTTGGGCGATTATCTGACCCACGCCATACCAATCACCTGCGGCAATAGCGGCTTTAAGTTTGTCTATCCATTTTGCTATATCAGTCGGGAGAATATCGGCTATATCGGTTTCCTCGAACATCTTACCGATATCTCCGGCGCCACCACCGCCGCTGTCCTTTTGCTGCTGGATAAGGTTTATCTGGTCAAATCCCGCAAGAGTGCCTTTTAGTTCTTTTGCGGCCTTGCTGGATTTATTGAGGGATTTAGCGTAATCCTGCTGGACATAAGCGGCTTTTGTGAAAGTGCTTTGCCCTCTTAGCTTTGCAAACATCGCGCCTATCATATTGAACAGGTTAGCTATTGCCATCGTAACTTTTGTTATAACAGGCATAATGGCTTGCAACGCGGGCAGGAATGCGCTTGCGATAGAGTTCTTTACATAAGTAAATCCGCTCTGGAGGTCTGATAATGTGGCATTAGCCTTTTGAGAGGCCTGCGCCATATTCTTAAACCCTTCCTGCACACCCATTATTACGGCGTTTATGCTTCGCCATATAATCATACGGGACAGGATTTTGCCGACCGCTTTACCTAATTTTGAAAAAGACCTGTGTGTTTTGGTTGTCACGCTTTTTGCTATGGATGGCAGTTTACTAAAAGACTTCTTGATTGAAGAGCTCATTTTAGTAAACGCATTTGCGCCTTTCTTGGCTGCTTCTTTTGCTTTCGCTACCAGTTTAGAAAATCCGCCTCCGCTGTTGCCTATTTCTGCCTCGGCCTCCTTGGCCTTTTCTTTCATCTTCCGTATCTGCTCGGTCACAGACAGGATTTGCCCCCGGACACGTTCAAGCCCCTGCCCTGTGCCGCCGCCCTCGGACAGCTTTTCTTCCACGCCTAAGAGCCTTTGCAGCTTATTATAAAGCTCATCGAGCTTCATGTTGAACAGCTCGGCAGTATTCGCTTCCTTAACAAACTTTTCCGCTAAGTCACGGCTTACGGGCTGGGCTTCCTTCGGTACTATGGCTTCCGCTTCGGCTTCCGGGTTGCGTCCCTTATAGGCGTTCGCCCCGAATCCGGCAGGAACCTTGCTCATCGCCTCGTCTAATCTGCGCTCTACTTCCTCGGCGGTCTCCGCGACCTTATTTAAGGATTCGCATTGCCCGTCCGCCATCTGTTCAAACGCATTGCTCTGTTCGCTTGCGCTGGCGGATATTTTGCGCGTCTTTTCATTGAGCATTTCGGCTGCCTGTGCGGCTTTCCGCTGCGCGGCTTCAAGCGCAAGGTTTGACTTGGCTATATCGTTCGCGTACTTCACCCTTGCGGCCTCGGTTTTGAGTGCTTCCCTTTCCGCTGCGGCTTGTGCGCGTATGGCCTTCGCGTTCTGCATACTGCTTGCCGACTGCTTTACAAATCGGTTAAGTCTGGTTTCCAGCTCGGTCAAGACCTTCTCGGCGGTTGAAGCATCACAACCGACTAAAATTTGTAATTCTTCAACGACCACGGATATATCCTCCGAATTTATTTCTTATTTCGTCTATCCTGTTGTCAAGGCTCCGCTCCCACGACGCAGGAACAAACAGTTCTTCGTACTTCGGCAAATCGTGCTTGGACTTGGAGAACATATTGCTTATGTTGGCGGCAATAAACCTTGATACCAGCACGCTTGAATAGTACATTTCCCTGCACTGGTTTTCCTCGCGGGCTTCGATATAGTCTACAATATCGGCGGGTTCATGCTCCCAAAACTGGTTTGGGAGCATTCCCGCCATGCTTGCACGTTTGAGCAAATCGTAGATTATATCGTTGAAGTCCTTTTCAATGTTTTTCTTAACGTCCTCGAACTGCTCTCTTAGCGAACGACGCTCTTCGCCACGTCCGCCGCCGCCGCCGTTATTGCCTCGGTCATTGCCGCCGACATATCCAGCTTGTTTAAGGGTTCTCTCATATAGTCCTGAATGCTCTGCCCTTTCAGGTCTACACGACCGAAAAAACCCATGCCGTAAGCGAAGTTCACCAGCTCGGTATAGATGTCCTCCATGTAAGTGCCCTGCTCCATGAGCTTGTCAAACTCGTCAAACACTGCCTGCTTATTCTTGGGCTTGGGGTTTGCAAACGACATTACCACATCTGCAAAGAAATCTAAATCGCCCTGCTCGTAAGCGGTGAGGAACTTTACTTTGAGATTAGGAGCACCTATTTTCTGTTTGAGGTCGCAATAAGCCTTGCAGGAGGCTTTAAGTTCAAATTCACCGATATTCATGTTGTTCTCCTTTATACGGGGGTAGTTACGGTTTTGCCGTTGAACAGGTCAACATAGGAAGTCGTTTCGCCCTGGAATGCGATATACACGGAATCGCCGACAAGGTTGACGGAGAATGCGCCCGTCTGGGCGTTGTTCGCCTGCTGTCCGCCCGCGTACATGGATACGACCTTGCCCTTGTAAAGAATGCCGGTTCCGATTTTGCTCGGGTCAGAAGGTATCTCGTACTCTTCGTAAATCCAGATAACATCACCGACCAGAAGTCCCATCTTTGCCATATTGCCGGTCTCGGCGGTGAAGTCGGGAACAAAGGAATACTCGAATACGGGCATTTCCTGCTGACCGGCAAGGTTACGCACGAAATATTCAGATATAATGTTTACGGAAACCTCGGAGGGCGAACCGCCCTTATCGGGGGTTTGGGTAAGACCGGCTATCTCGGTCTTGTTTGCCATAGTGTAAGCGGTATCATAAAATACGCGCTGGCCTACGGAAGCCTGATACTGTGCCATATTTTCTCTCCTTTAGAACGTTTTTGTTTTCTTGAAATAGACTACGTTGACGTGCCATTTCCCGTTTGCGTCGCGGTATGGCTCTGTCGAGCGTGTCTTGATATAGTGTTTTTCCAGCATTGCGGCGTGGAGTTTGTCAGCCAAATCGAGAACGCCTGTAAATCCCTTGGTGCTTATGTAGGTCTCGCCCCACACACCACATCTTATTGAGGTGGCGGGAAGTGCTTCGCCCTCTAAGGATTTTACCGATGTCTCCTGTGTGATGTTCAATGTCACGATAGGATACCTTTCGGGGGTTTCGTCAGATTCCGGCTGAACCTCAACTTTAAGTTTTTTGTTAAGATACTTCTGAGCGTCCTTATAGATATTCGTCATAGCAGTTTCCTTATCTCGTCCGCCACGGACTGAACAACAAAATCCTTTGCCGCGTCAAAGGCGGGCTTCATATAGGGGTGAGGGTGTGCGCCATAAACTTTGTAGAACAGTCCCTTCTTGCTTAGGACGGTCTCAAAGTTGTACTTGCTCAGGTCTGCCATGCTCTCATGGACATACCACGGGATTTTTGCCGAAGAACCCAACTCGTTATAAATACCCGTACCGTATTCCAGCGTCATAGCCTGCGGGATAGCTGCGGTATGCACCTTTCCCTTTACGGTTCCGGTTTTCTCATCGAAAATGGTAAACTCTATCGAGTTTTTCAGTTCTCCCGAATCAACGCGAACCATAGAAATCGCTATATCCGCCATTTCCTTACCGCCGCTCTCCGTCCCTTTTCGGATGGCAGACTGAATATCCGGCCTTTCAAACCTCTTTATGACTTTAACTTTGGCGTTAAACATACTTCTTTGCCGTATATGTCGAGAACCCACGGGCGGAATTGACGGATTCCACAATATAGCTCGGCGTTTCCTGCGGGTCGTTTAAGCAGATTCCGTCACCCTCGACTATCTGAACAGGCCCGTCGGAGGGGTCTTTGCAGATTTTGATATATTCCTTGATACGTTCGCCGTACATGGCTATATCCTCTGCGCTTCCGGCAGAGTTAGCCACAAGTTTATACCGTCTGACTAAGGCCCACTCCGAAACAACAGTCTGCCCGTTCACCGTCTCCTTAATGGGGGCAAGCACATAAACGTCCTTCTTATCCTTCGCTCTCATATACCGCTCCTAACGGGTTCATTTTGCCTTTTAAGGCCTGTTTAAGGTTCTCGGTAATATCTATATAGTTAGTGGACACTCCCGCCGCAGATTGGGAATTAAAGGCTTCTGCGCCCATCTTCCCTATCGCCTTTACCGCCGCGTCCTCTATATAGGGCTCTAACCACTTCGGAGGCTCCTTGTAGCGGGTAATGGCACACGCTATTGCGGTATACCGCTCCAAAAACATCAGGACAACGCCGTCCGGCGCACCCGTTTGAAGCTTTACGTTGTTTACCATTACCTCATTCATTTATTCCTCCTTCTTGGGGCGGCCCCGCCGCTTGGGTTCTTCTTCCTTAAACTCTCCGTCGTGTTCGTATCCCAGGGCGATAAGCTTTCTTATCGTCGCTTCGTTGGAAGTCTCAAAAAGGCCATGCACAAACTGTGCTATGGCCTTATCTTCCTTCACATCAAAGGGGATACTCGTTTTGTTCCCCTGATAGAATTTCATGGTTATTCAGTGGTGAGGTTGGTTATCTTACCGTGGAGCCATTCAGGACCGTAGTTCAGACCTACCTGTCCGAATATCTCGCCCTTCTTGCCCGCGCCGTTCTTAGCCAGTTCCTCAAAGAAGAAGTTGCCCTTGCCGGGGGTGGGCTGCTCTACAAGATGCACTACATCACGACGGAAAAGAAGTATCTGGTCTTTGGGCATGGCGCGGGAAAGAACTATGCCTACATCGCCGAAGTCGGTGATAAGGCGGGTCACGTTCACACCAGCCTCCATGCGGGAATCCGGCATCTGCATGGAACCCTCATACAGCGCGGAAATAGCCGCCTTCTGGAAGGAATTGCACATCAGTATCATGCCGTTCACATCACCGCCGTTGTCAAAGATGGACTTGACCAGTGACTTTATCATAGCCTTGGTCAGCGCGACAGCGGTAGAACCTGAGCCCTTCGCGTCTATGACGTTGGTGGTCAGCGCGGTAAGAATACCACGGGACTTGTTGATGGTAGCATCGGTGGTAGCGGCGTTATACTCGCCCTGCAATGAAGTGAACTCTATATCGTTGGCGATATTGAGCATCTGGCGGGAAATCTGCCAGTTCCACTCGTCGCCGGGGTTCGCCTGCTGACCGGCTATGTTGATACCGCTCATAGTACCCATGTTAGATTCCTTGGCATAGGAAATCTCACAAGCCCTCTGGTATATCTGGGTCACGTTGGTATGCTGGGTGCGGGTTATCTTCTTGGTGTCAGGCGCGGTCATGGATGCCTGCTCGGATATGGCAGGCTGGGAGGGAGTGTCAAGGGAATACTCCTGATCTACCGCGAACTGAACGTGATTGGTGTACTGAGGCTCCGCTATAAGGTTTATAAACGGGGTCTGGGTGTTGCTCTTGGTATAGAGCAGGCCGGAATAGTTAGGTACTGCAAAACTCATTATAGGGGCGTTTGCCATGATATTTTCTCCTTTAAGTTAAGTCTATTTTTTTAGATTGCGCGAGGGTCATAAGCTGCACTTGTTTAAGCATATTGCCCGACTTGACAGCTTCCGCCCACTCCGCTTTGAGTTGAGCGGCTTCATTTGCCTCTGCCCCGGAAGCAGGGGGTGTGCCGCCGCCCAGAAGGTCAGTTTTCGCTTTCTGCTCCGCCGCAATCACCTTGGCGGACAGAAGCTTTACGATGGAGTTCGCAAAGGCCGTAGCCTTATCCGTCTCCGTGAATGTAGGCATTTCGGGGAAATCGTCCTCTTTCAGCCCTGCTCCGGCAAATATCTTGCCTATTTCAAGGCTGCAAATCTTAGTCTTGTATTCGTTCTCCGCGTCCTTGGCGGCCTTTTCCGCTTCGGCCCTGCGCTGCTCGTCCGTCATTTCTTTCTCCTTATAGGATTTAAGGTTCCTCGACAGCTCGGCGGCCTCGGAGGCTTTTTTGTCGAATACATCTTTTTTTACATATCCTGTGTAATCAGGTGTAAATTCATAAGAGGAATAAAGCGCAAGCTTTTCCTCGGCGGTCATATCTTCCCGATAGCCTTCCATTTTGGTAATGTCTATTTTCATTTTTTCTCCTTTGGGATTTATGTCTTCTCTGACAAAATGGGATTTATGCCTTCTCTGGCGTAAAATAGCACCGGCAATTAGGATGTTTTGTCGGTATTTTGTCTATTGGATAAATTTTTCCGTTGCGTTCTTCACACTCTTTGCAAACTTTTTCATCGTCCTGTGTGTGCCACTTGATTTTTTTATAACCGTTGTCCTTAAAGGCCCTTATTACGGTCTTATCTTCAACGGTGATGGCGAATTGGTCTGTTTGCCATGTCACATAGTTCAATCCCCGCGTGAAATCCTGCTTTATAGGGGGATAATTGACGGTAGGGGGGTCTTTGCCGGAGTACTCGGCATCTGCGATTATGGATTCAGCCAATCTTGCCCCCTTTCTTTCCAGTTCTTTTGTGAAAACATATTTAACAACAGGGTCGTAATCGTCCAGAATACCTGTTACCCACGCTTCGAGTATCCTATCCGGCCCGTTATGGTCTGCGTATGCTTTCTTGGCTATATCCAAGTACGCTTCTTCGGATAATCTCAGGATTTTTCTGTACAGAAGATTTATCTGGTCGATTACCTTTGTGTTGGAATCAATATAAAAGAGCGTTTCCTTAGTTTTCAGAAACGCCCTCGTTATTGTTTTCTTCAGGCTCTTCGCCCGTTCGTCCCCGTACTCGTACATTCATTGCCTCCGCTATTTCGTTTGCCTCCTGCTTATCCTGTTCAAGCTTCCGCTGATGAGCGGCCTCGGAATCCTCCACGAAAGACACCATATCAAGAATGTCCTTATCTGAAAGTAGCCCGGAGCCCTTGACTTGGGTCATGAACTGCGCCTCGTCCGTCATAGAGGAAGGAATATTCCTTGAGAACGCCACATCTAATACTTCCCAGTTATAGTGGTTGGCGGTTCCCTCGTTCATCAGCGCAGTTATCTTCTGCGCCCTGCCCTCCAGCAGACCTTTTTCAAAGTTACGCTCATACGCTATTATTGTGTTATCCATGCCGTAGTTCTGATACCTGACGGCCTGAATATTCTGGTAGACTTCGGCTATTTCCGTGGGGTTAGTCTGGCCTAAAGAGGCGTATATATCGCCAGTCAGAATGTCGAAGTACCCTTGGATGGATTGTATGTCAACATTCTTTATCAGCCATTCAACCTTATTATCCTCGCCCAGATATAAGGTTTTGAATTTGGACAGCCTTTCGTGGAGTTCTTCTTCGTCCTCATCGGTTTCGGGCTGCATGTAGCCAATCATAAGAAGAATGGCCTCATCGTTATATTTAAACGTGTTGGAAACGTTGTTCAGAATGGCGTTTCTCGCGTGAACCAATGGAAGAACCTTTTCAAAATACCCCTCCCTGTTTGGCATGGGGTATTCTACAATGGGTATGCCGCAAGTCTTAAGCAGCGCCATTTCGGAAGCTGTGGCGGGTTCTTCCCGAACGTTGCCGTCAAATATATACTTTGTCCAGCGGTCATCCGTAATCAGTTCATAGGTCTCATACTTCCGATTGTCCACGAGCGAAAAATATTCTTCCCGAATGATAAAAGCCGTGGGATTGCGGTCTATGGTCTGGTCGTGGAACAGCATTGCCTTCCGAGCATCGACCGGCTTGAACTTTGGGGCTATCAGGCCGTCCCTTTTAGAAGCGTATATCCGTTCGTATGCCGTGCCGCATATCAGCGCGGAAGTGGCAAGTCGCATATTCTCCTTGTCCTCATGGTTCCGGCGCATTATCGCACGATAGCGGTTCAAATATGCGTCGTCCCGCGGGTTCTTGTCGGGCAAGTCCTCAAACTGCATCTTAGGTCGCCCGGCAACATCGGAAGTCTTTTTGACTACCGTATTCGTCTGAACATAATATTTGCACGGTGAGCCTATGAAGTACCCGGCGGCTATGTCTACCGCGTATTTAGGGATAGGGGAATATATACCATTCATATCGGCACAGTCGTATTCCTTATACATATCGCACCTTTTCAGGATGGAATCCTCCAGCGCACAGCCGAATACGGTTCTTATGTTATCCCCGTTTATCCTGCGGGCTTCTTCCCGCGTTAAAATCATTTCTGTCACAGTATCCTACCTCCGCCGATAAGCTTAGTACCGGCAAATATATCATATCCCAGGGCATATGAAAGCGCGTCTATGCCGTGGTTGTCCGCGTCCTCCGGTATGTCTAACTTCTGTCCGGCGGAATCCGTTTTCCACCGATAAACCTTAAATTCTCCTATCAGGTTCACACATTTCTGGTCGATTATTATTTCATAGTCGTGCAACCAGTCTATTCTTCGGGTGATAGCGGACTTCGCCCCCTTGGCTTTGCCCTTCTTACATTTGTCCGCATGGATGCCCATCTCTTTAAGCTCTTTGATACGGTCAGGCTCCGCCGCGTCACAGTACACTACATGGCCCAATGCCTTATTGTAGATCAGTTCCCCGTATTGGCGGGTAGTGACCTCGTTCACGAATAATTCATCAAACACATATATCTTGTGGTTATGCTTATCCAGCGAACACTTAACGAAAGCGCAGGGGTGATTATATCCGAAGTCGCTGCCGACACGGATATTCCTGAATTCCCTGCCGGACAGGTCTGCAATATTCCAGTGCTTTCCGCGCTCGAACACGGTAGAACCTAATCTGCCAAAATTCCCTAACGTATCTACCCATAATCTTTGCCCGGTGGATTGCTCCCTTTTCTGAATATCTTCCTCGGTGAGAAAACGGTTATCGGCATAGGTCGTTTTCAAAATAAAAACATCTGAACCTTCGACCACACCTCTTGCGGTCTTGTCTTTCAGGGTCAGAGCTTTCAGTTCGTCTATTGACTTCACATCGGGGTGATGCCACAAGGGTTCAAAAAAGACCTTATAAAGCCAGTGCGTTTCAGGAAACGGGTTGAACGCCATTATTATCCTCTTGTTCGGCTGCGGTAATCCTCTCAGCTTCGCGTCCTTATCAATACCTCTCAAACAGTTATCCAGAACTTCAAACGCCTCATAAGAAGGACATTCGTCACCTTCCTCCATGAATATATCAGTCAATATACCTTTCTTCGGCTTCAACGATTTCAATCTCCGCGTTTCCTCTAACGCACCGAAGATTATCTGACGACCGTTATACAAACAGGTAATGGTCATGGTGGACTTGTCAACAGAAAACTCGTCTGTAAGCCCCCATTCATCTATTACAGAGATTATTTCATTAAAGCAAGAGGTTCTTAAGTCTACCTTGTAATAACGGCACACAAGCCAATTATGGCCGTTATAGGTATCGGCTACTATCTCCCTTACAATGTGGTTCGATTTGCCGGAGCCGCGTCCGCCGAAAATGAGCTGCACTCTCGCTTTCTCATCGAGGGTGCAGGCGTACACATCGTTGAAATCATCCTTGAGGATAAGGCGCGGTTCACCGTTACGCAGTTTGAAGTAGTAGACCACATCGTTAGGGTCAACGTTATACTTGGCACAAATTGTGTAAATGTCCATTTTGTGGGGGAGAAAAAATGTGCGGGGAGCTATATGTTTGGCGCGTCCCCCCTACAAAAACCACCCCCCGTGGCACCCCCCTCCGATTATGCAGCATATACATACATTTTTGCGGTGTATAAACGGGGTTATTCAACAGCACTTTTGCATATATATACACAGTATGCAGGTACTAACCCCGTATTATTCAACACTTTATACATTTTGTTTTATAACTATTCGTTAAACTACACTTTAACGAATACTTGAGCCGGAAATATACAGACTATGCAAACGCTATACATCACCGTCAGACCGCCCAAAACCGCCTCTAACCACTCTATCAGCGTCGGCCTGGGCGACCTCTACCCGCACCCCGTCAACGTCCCCACAGCGGCTCAGAATAGCCAGAGCGGCGGCGGTAGAATCCCGCGCGTAGGGGGCGTTTAGGTTTTTTTGTAGCACAAGTTGCGCCCTTGCCCTCATGCGCTGGTAGAACTTATCATCCTGCGCGTTGCGCAGTGCGGTTTGCCTGTCCAGCTCCTCCGCAAACAGAGAGAACTCGTTGAACCACCGGGTTATATTGGATTTGTGTACCCCTACCTTTTGGGCCAACTCTGATTTGGTATCTATATAATGGGTGCTGCCGTCCTCCTGCTCCTCACCCCATACCCATAACCGGATCGCCTTTTTTTGCTCCTCGGTGAGCTCTGGCCTCTGTCGTGGCTGGCCTCTATACTGCTCTTTGCTGCTTGCCATACGTTACACCTCCTTAATCCGCAACGGTAATCTATTTATTGCGATAGTTTATCCCCCCTTTATGGGGGGACTTTGACAATCTTTTCAATTTTTCTTTTTTTATTTTTTTCCGCCCCTTCGGGGTTCGGTCTAATACTCCATATTGATATTATAATAGGTATTTACCCCCGCAAACCCCCGCATCAAAAGTTTTTGCCTTATTATTTTAGTTTATTTATCTTTTCGGTTGACTTTTTAACCTGGCAGGTATATAATACAGACATAACAAGAGAGGAGCACACGACAATGATGACGAGGGACGAGAACGTGATAGTATACGGCACAGCTGCCGACGGCATCAGGGCATGGCGCGGGTTAGCGTGGCGCGATTACAACTGGGCTGGAGAAATAGTCAAGGAGTGCAAGGCGGGTAGCTGTGTGCCAGAGTTTGGGCATGATCACGATGACGAGATAGCGGCCACCATAGCCAACATGATTAGGCCCTATGATTGCGATATATATATACGATTCGGCGAGTTACCGCGGGGAGGGCGGTCTACTAACTGGGCCACCGGCGAGACGGAGGCCGGCATATCCGCCTATGATACCACGTATGACGGGATAACGGGTTGCTACAAATGTTACGGCGCACTGCAGGGGGCGGAGATCAACTACCTGATGTGCGGAGCGAATATATATTTTGTGACTGGTGATGTGGTCGGCACCGGGAGCGATGGGGAGCCGCTGCTGGCAAACGTTAAAATAATTGCCGAGGCGCATGTATCCGAGAATGGCTATAAGGCAATATAACGCAGAGTGACGCCCGCAAGGGCGGTAATGCGGCAGGCCGGTCACAAGCCCGGCGGCAAAAAGGAGGATATGGAAATGGTACATTTTGACACGTATGACGAGGCGATGGAAAATTGCCGTGGTGATGAGGTTGTAGTTGAGGTTGACGGCGGCTGGGCCGTTATGTCCGTAACTGATTATCGCGTCTGGGTCATGCAGGATTAACGGAGGTGAGCACATGACAGACAACACGGTTAAGGCCCTGGGCCGGGCGTATGGTATAATGGCGGCGCAGCTCCCCGACATCATCGGGGCGCGCTGCCGGGTGCAGACAGCTAATATGTGGCCCACCCGTGGGCTGGGTGAGGGCTTGCGGTATATGATTATTAACCGCAAGCTCACCCCGGAGGTCGATAGAGCCATACGAGACGCGCTGCAAGGCGCGGAGGATGTAACCGAGGATGAGCACGCGCTGCCGCTCAACCAGCAAGGTATGTGGGAGCTTGCCTATATGCAGGGCCGGTGCGCGCCCGTGCTCTGCGACGGCGAGTATTTGCGGGATCAGCTCAAGGCCCGTGGCCTGACGTTGGAGCAGGCCGCCGAGGCCTGTGAGGTAAGCAAGGCCGCAGTGCATTCGTGGTGTGCCGGCATAAAGCCGATACCGCAAGCGCGGCGGGAGCTGCTGGCGGCAAAGTTTGGGATAATGATATAAGAGGGCTATATCAGCCCTCTTTTTTCATGTCATCATAGATTAGATCGGTTATATAGGCATTAATGCTTTTTCCTAATTTTTCCGCTCTTTGTTTTATTTTTTCTTTTTCGCCCGCTTTTACGGCAATAAAAAGCCGCTCATACATTTTTGCGTTGTATTTGTTTTTTGCTCGTGTTGCTGATGTTCCCATGTTGTCACCTCCTGACGCTCATATTCTAACATTTTGTTCATACTGTCGCAAGTATATTTATCTTATTTATTAAGGCTTTTCCCTTAATATTTCAGTTGATTATATACTTGCGCACGTATATAATAGAGACATCGAAAGGGGAACCACCCCGAACAATGGAGGTTACAAAAATGGCAAGCTACAGAATCGAGAAGAACGCACAATATAACAGCAACGAAATTTATTTTGAAAGCAAACCCGCCGCCGAGGTTTTAACCGCTCTTCGCGGTCTGAAAATGCGCTGGAACCCGAAGAAGGGTTGCTGGTACGGGTTCGCCGCTCAGAATGACATATTAGCGGCCATCGGTGAGCATGACAACGAGCTGGGCGGCACGATCTCCGAGGGCTATTTAGGGGCTACCCGCTGGGACGGCAACAAGTCCGGTAAATACCTGCACGGCGCGGAACTGTCAAAGGCGATTCGCGAGGAGCTGAAGCGGCAGGGCGTTAAGGGCGTTTCCGTCAGCTGCAAAACATTCACCGGCGGGCAGGAAATCACGGTTAAGGTTAAGGCCGCCGCCGAGGACTTCATCAGCCGCGAGAAATACATCAATGATTACGACGCTGGAAAATATGGCCTTCGCGCCGCCTGGTTCGTCACCGAGGACGGAGAGAGCATACACCACACCGCCCTATTCAGCGATAAATACAGTAATGAGGAGCAGCATCGCATAATCAGGAGCCACGCCGCCCGCGAGTATGATTCCGCCGTTTCCGGTAGAACTGACATTAACCATTACAGGATTGATGACAATAAAATCTATACTGAGGCGTTCCGCGCAAAGCTGCACCGGATAAATGCGGTGTTGGACACATTTCATTATGACGACAGTAACAGCATGGTTGATTATTTCGACACTAATTTTTACCGTAATATAACGGTTGTGGCGGCATAAAGTCGCCCCCCGCCGTATGATTTTAAGGAGGTACAAAATGAAAAACTTCTATATCGCGTTTTCTGCGCAGCTGGACGGTAAGTATTGGGCAGGAACTATGACAGTCAGCAGCAATGATAACATCATGAACATCTCACAGAGGATCGCCGGCATGCAGGCCGCTAACCTCTGCGCAACAAGACAAGCCGCGGAAGAGCTGGCGACCGTTTGGAATGAGGGCTTCAAGCGTAACGGGACGAGCATTTACACGGAGGGCATAGCATGATGCGTTATCAGGTTATTACATGGACGAGGGGCGAGGGGCACGACGAGCGGCGGGAGTTTAGCACCCTCGCCCAGGCTCGCGCTGCCGCCCGTATCTACCGCCGAGAGTGCGACGGCGTGGGGATATATGATTTCCGGCTGGGGGTCATTCGGGAGACCTTAGGACGGTTCCCTGATATATGATTGCATGATTTTCACGTTCTGCATGATTCTATCATCGGGGCCGTACATCAACGCATGATTCGCCGCTTCCAGGGCTTCTCTGAGGCGGCCTGTGTTATAATAGGCTATGGACAGCATATCAAACGGCAGCGGCCCCCACGGGTCAGGCTCGCAGATGTATGATAACGGCCTTTCCCGTATGTTCACGCATGATTCGCCGTAGTAGATGCATGATTTCCAGTTTTTAGCATGATACATGATTTTCATCATTTCAAACCATGCTTCACGGTATTCGGGAGCCTCGATTATAGCCCTCTGTAACCACGCCTCGGCCTCTAATTGTTTTCCTTGCATGATTTTACACCGAGCAATGAAACGCATACTGGCGGCCCGTTCAGGCGGCCACACGGCACTTCTAAGGGCAAGATGTTTTTCCAGCGTTTCAATGGCCTTACTGTATTCACGATGGAACATATATTCGCGGCCTAAGTAATGCATGTTTCGGTCGTTCTCCGGCTCTTCCTTAACCGCCAGCTCCAGAAGCGGCAGGTAATTGCTTCGGCTTTTCTTCTCATCGGGCCAATGGTCAACCCTCAACGGCAAATCGCAGTATGATTCTTCGCCGTATGATTTCAGCACTTCGTGAACGGGATTCTTCCAGTAGTATGATTTTGTATGAATTTTATCGGCGTTGAATGACACTCCGTCCCTACCGTATGATTCATGGCTCCAAACATATAAATACCTTCCCCGCGTCCCGTGAAAGTTTTTCCGTATGATTTCCGCCCAGCCGGGCTGTATGATTTCGTCCAGGTCGAGGCATACCAACACGTCCGCATCTTCCGGTATGATTTTCAATGATTCATTTCGCGCTACATCAAATCTCCACGGCTGTATGATTTTGGTTTTTACGATGCAGTTGTATGATTTCAGCTTATCAACGGTTTTGTCTGCGCTCCCCGTATCGAGAACGCAGACATAATCAGCCTCTTTTGCCGTCTCATACCACCTGTCAACGAATTTTTCTTCGTCCTTAGCTATGGCATATACAGCTATTTTCATTTTCTCCCCTCAAAAAACAGTTGATGAAATAAATCTGCCCTTTCCCCGTTACTTTCGGGGTGCGTGTTATTCTGGTGCTTCCGTCAGGGTTGGCTATAACCGTTTCCTTTATCTCAAAATATCCGGCTTCCATAGCCTTTTGGGTGGGCATATTCCAGTTTTCGCCCTTCTTGCATAACCAGCCGTTATCCCTCAACCACGTGAACATTCTGTTAGCCCCTATAGGCTTCCCGTTTTGGCGTATCATCTTTGCAAGCTGTCCCACTAAGCAACTATCGTGTGAGGCTTGCACGGCCTCCGCAAACAGCACTTTAGGGGCGTTGTGTTCTACTGTCGCTTCAAGCTCCTTCCGCCGCTCCTGCTCTTGTTTAAGGGCTGAAAACACCTTTATGGCGTTGGCGGGGTCGGCTATCATCTGTTCTATCGTAGTCGGTGTGGCGTACATACCATGTTTACGGATTGAGGGCAGGACTTCATCAAACACCCAGCGTTCAAACTTTTCCGCCGTGGGAAGTTTGCTGTGCGTGATCAGTCGGTAAACGTCACCTTCGGGGATAAAGGACATCTCATTCACTTGTTCAGTAGATACTCCATGCTGATTTGTAGTAACGGAGACCCCCTCGCGTTTCACGACCCCCCTACAATGCCTACCGATTGCGTCATGCGGGTTGCTATAACCTAATGCTCTTGCAATATCAACTCCGCAGAACAGCACTTTGCCATTGTCCTCGATAGTTCTCATCTCTCCAAACTGATTGTTGTTAAATATCTTTAATTCGTTCATTGTAACTCCTTTCATCACCTGTAATTTGGTCTATTAGCGCGTTTAGAACGTTTATGTTTTTGTAGATTATAGCAAAGGCCCCATTGCTCATTATCGAATAATTTGAGACATACTCCGATACCAAGAAATTATCCGTGTAGTCAAATACCGCTTGATTTACTGACGACTGTATATCCCTTGCCAATTCTAAGTCCATTGTTACTTTCTCCAATGCGCTGATTATTCGGGCTTTTTCCATATAGTAAACCTCCATTTCCTTGACCGCAGGAGGCAGACATGATACAATTTATCTGCCTGATGTGGCACGTGAGGTTAGCGACAAATCTTGTCCCTTGTCATCGGCGCTAACCTCGTTTTTTTAGTTTTGGAGTGCTGCTTCTATGGCCTGCCGTATAAACTCATTTCGCGTTATTCCTCTTTCCCTACAATATGCTTGCACTTGCTCATTTGTTTTCTCTGTAAGACGAATACTAAACTTAACGTTTAACGGCTCCTCCACGGGCGGCCTTCCTACTTTGGGTTGGGACTTCATTCTTTCCCCCTTTCTTTTTGTCCCTCGTCAATTACAGTATATTCATGAGGGACAAAAAATCAATATATACATCTATTGTTTTTCCTTATACCGCCTTTCCATGTTGTAAAAGCCTGAATCAAGCATATCTCACTCCGGTATGTCTATGTATTTCATCATTCTGTCTATCGCACGTTCTTCGAGGTGTTCTATTGCCTTTGGGGATTTATCCATTTTTACACCTACCCTGGTATTAGACGGCATATCCCGCGAATAGAAATGTTCGTAAAAGTTATATTTCAACTCGATTACCCTTCTCTGGTTCGCGGGGAACTCATCTAATGCGGCATCTATGAACGCCACGAATGACATATCATCGTTTATTCTTTCCAGCATTTCAGCCATTTGCAGATTATACCGCTCCTTTGCCGCCATGAGCTTTATAGCGCTCCGGGCGGTCGGGTCGGTAATGTCGCTGCCGTGCGGCATACCCGATAAAACCTGTGGGCGGATATCTGCTACCGCTTCCATTCTCTCTTTGATGCTGGCTATTTTTTTATCTATTTCTTTCGCGTTTCTCTTGGCTTTCCCCCAACGAACAAGCAACCGCCTGATGTATGCCCGTTGTTCGCGTTTCGTCATTAGTCCCTCCTTAACAATTCATCTGCCGTTATGTTAAAATAATCTGCCAACCATATGATTCTGCTCGCGGTCGGCTCCATGCCGTCTATCTCATAGTGATAAATGGTCGCCGCGCTTATGCCGGTTTCACGCTCCATCGCAGCCCGCGACTTGCCCTTCTTTTCTCGGTACATTCGTATCCTCTGCCCTATCGTCATGTTTCCTCCATACGCCGCAATGGCAGTTAGTTTCCTGACCTTCTCTGAACTCCTTGCAGATACATCTGCTTTCCTCATCCTTGATTATCGCGCAGGGGCAGTATCCGCCCCCGCGCCGTATACACTCCCATATATCAGGCCGCAGTAATTCATAGCTCATTCCGCGCCTTCCCATATCAGCGGCCTTCCCTCTGGGTCTACCACTACGCATACGCCGCGATTATTTAGTTGTAGATATTGCACCCCTGTTAGAGTGTCAACATATATGTCATACGATAGACCCATTTCCAGTGTTTGGAACCTATAAATACCAGCCTCGGCCTTTACGCACCCGCACAGGGCGAGGGTCAGCAGGGTTAATATTGTTATTGCTATTGCTCGTTTCATTTTTCCTCCTCCTTAAAATCCTTCAACTCTCTTAATGCTGATAAAAAACTATGAAACTCCGGCAGATGCCCCACCAAATACAAAGGATCATTTTCTCTAAACAGTTGAATTTTGCGTCCGTCGTATGCCAAACAAGTATAACCTTTGTGACGATACCGCCCCTGCGTGATTGTACTTTTGCCCAAATACATCAAATATCGGTATGGATTATCTGGACCAGCATATTTGTTGCAAACAATATCGCCTTTGCTAAATTCGCTCATCGGTTTCCTCCTTATCCATTTTCGCTATTTTATAGCCCTTGCACTTAACCCCACGGCGGTAACAAGACGAAATCGAACACTTTACAACGCCCAAGTATTCACATGCGGCCTTTTCCGATTCAAATATTAAATCCTCACCATCCTTTTCCAGCACATACCCCGTCTTATTCATTTCGTGAAGCCGTTCTATATTCTGTGGCTTTCTTTTGTGAATGTCTCTAATGTTTTCCGTATAAGACACAAAGCAACAGTTAGCCCTACTGTAAACCTTGTTGCCGGGGTTAATTATATCCTTATCAAGGCAATATCCTGTTTTGTTTAGCCAGTTATTGTACCCCGCTAAACGTGTTATGTCGCTTGCGAAAAGATTAAAATTCAACCATCTATCACATACTTCACAATCAGCGTAGCTTTTTCCTCTGTCTCTCTCATGTTGCTTTTTATCATAGCATCTGCGTAGCATCCCATACCAAAGGTTGTAAACTCTTTTATCAGGGTTGTCTACATTGCAGACACCACCATACCTATTCACATTTACCATTGTTTTTTCCCATCATATAAGCTCCGCAGTTGGGGCAGTAATTCCAATCCCCAATATCGAAAAATGTAAAATCCCACTTAACCATCACGCTGCACTCTGGGCATTTGAGATAATCGTGATCCTCAATCCACCGCCCATGCACCACAGGCGCAACATTGGCGGCAGGGATTTGCTCGATGTATTGCGTCGGCTCAAGCCCCTTTGCCCATGCGTGTCTTACTGCCAATATCACTTCTTCGCGGCCTATATATTCTTTACTCATTTGTTTCCTCCGGCTCGCTTACACCATCGAAAATGCCCAAAATCTGTTGGAGCAATTCAATCTGTCCGTTTCTGTGACCATATCGATACCCGGTTGTATACGTTTCAGCCACATCTCCGCTGTTCTTGTCTTTTTCAGCAACGAGCGCGTGATACTTAGCTCTCAAATCTTCAAGTTCCACAGCCGGAACAACATTGGCAGCAGGTGCAGTTGCCATCAATTCCCTTGCTCTGCCCGGTGGGCCAACATGCTCCGCATCATATCGGGCAATCAACGCTGCTCTGCTGATGCAGTCAGTGTCAGTGTCTGTGTGGGATTCTGTGATCTCGAATTCCTCTGCAAGCCAATTAAACACATTATCAAGGTAGTATGAGCCAAACCCAATATGGTATTCTTTATCCATTGGGTCAAAGTATTCAATGTTGTAATATGGCTTTTCAGGTGTTCCTTCAACGACAATTCTGGCGAATGATGTTTTTATCTTGTGTTTGTGCTCATCCGCACTCGCTGTGTATGATTTTGGGTAGTCCAGATAAGGTGGGTAGTCTTTTACTTCGTTCATAATCATTCCTCCTGTTTTGTCACTCTTTAATCCTCTTTCCATAGCTCAGCGTTTTTTCGTGTTACCTTTACGGTCAAACCCACATTGTTAAATCCTTCTGTAATACAATGTCGTACACCATCATCCATAAATCTGCCACCATCGAATCTCTTTGCTATCTCTTCAAACGACATAACCCCGGAGACTTGCTCACTCACTTCAAATTTAATTTCAACAAGTGCCGAATACTTAACTTTAATCATTTCCATTCCTCCTTAAAATCCTTCAACTCCCCAGTAGGATTGTGCACTATTGAAATACAGGGCAAGTCCATTCAGGTAATATTTCCCAATCATCGTCTTCTATTTATTTCTGATTACCCACTTCCAAGACCGCACCGGGGCAACATCAACGGCAGGGATTCTTCGTACCTTTTCAAGCACGTCATTAATCACACAAGAACAGCAATGGTTTTCATCAAGATCACCGTCTTGCCGCTTACATGGGGCACAATATTGTTTTTCCACCCTGTCTATAATTGCTTTCCGACTAATGCAATCACTCATTGTCCCTCCGTCCTCCCTCCGTCCTCCCTCCGTTCGCCCGAAGCGCAGTAAAACATCTCATCAACGTCGTTTTTATCATCGTTAAACCACGGCTGGTCGCAGATGCCCCAATCCGGCGCACTACCATCAGCCAGCTCCACTTGGCAAGGATGATAATGTA